TGCTAATCTCACAGGCACGCTCATTCGAGCGCCAATGGATATCCAGCAGCAGCACTCGGTGTGGGCGTTCCTCGATACAATCCACGTCGGAGCACACGGTGGTGACCTCGGTGACATGGCCAAGCGTATTGGAGACTTCGGTCTTCATGGCAAGATGCTTGAGCGTGTGAATCGCCAGCTGCGGAAGTACAGCAAGCTGGATGCCAACGGTAAGCCGAAGCTGGACATTGCTGCAATGGAGAAGTGGGATGACAAGGACGCCTTCGATACGCTTGCGGTTGCAACTAACCGCGCGGTGAAGACGGCTATCCAGGAAATCTCAGCGGGCAACCTGCATCCATGGGCGCGCACGAACGTCGGACGTATCCTCAACAGGTTCCGTTCCTTCACTCAGACAGCCTTCGGTAAGCAGTCACTGCGCCAGTTGCGTTACAATGACAAGAAGACGTACGCTATCTTCGCGTCAGGTATGATGACGCAGACACTGGCCTACATGGCACGCCTGCAGGCACAGTCCATTGGCATGCCGGAAGAACAGCGTGAAGAGTTCCTGAAGAAGCGCTGGACTATTGAAGGCATACTGAAAGGTGGGTTCTCTACCATGGGTGCAGCTTCATTCGCTCCCGGTTTGATTGACGCACTGTTCGGGCTGGCTCAGGTTGAACGTCCCTTTTCTGGTACACGTTCGACTGCACTGACGCGCGGTCCTATTGAAGGCTCGCCTACGATTGACCTGTTGTGGTACAAGCTGCGTCCTACGCTGCAAGCTGCTGCCGGTTCCCTGCTTAACCCTGACCAGAAGTTCACCCAGCAAGATGCACTAAGGGGATTCCAAATGTTCCCGCTGCAGAATATGATTGGTGTGAATCAGGTTGGAAGGCATGTTATTGAAAATATGTTCCCAGAATCCGATAAGGACTGGGAGTAATCTACGCCTCCCCAGCAATGGGGAGGATTCTAATTAGGAGTTATACACAATGGCACTAAGTTATGTAACCTATGCCGGTGACGCTGCCACCACAAACTTCTCGGTGACATTCAGCTACATTCAGCAGTCACATGTAAAGGTCTACCTCGATGGCGTGTTGAAGACCGTCACGACTGACTATACTTGGTTCAATCCGACAACTATACAATTCCTGGTTGCCCCGGGTGCTGGTGTCGTTGTTCGCATTGAGCGAGAAACCACAAACACTGCGCGACTGGTAGACTTCCAAGATGCCGGTAACCTTACCGAGTACGACTTGGACACCAGCGCGGACCAGTTATTCTATCTGGTACAGGAAGCACAAGACGATTTCACCGACTTGGCCCTCAGTCTCGACACTGATGACAAGTGGAATGCTGAAAGCAAGATAATCAAGAACGTCGCTGACCCGGTTGCTGACCAAGACGCAGCTACTAAGCTGTGGTCAATCACCGCTGGTAACACCGCACTGGCTGCTGCGCTTGTCGCACAGGCCGCTGCTGAGGCTGCACAGACTGCAGCTGAACTGGCAGAGACCAATGCTGCTGCTAGTGAGACTGCAACTGCTGCCGACTTGGTACAGACCAACCTCGACCAGATAAGCTGTGCTGCTAATGCTACGCTTACTGCAGCTGATGTTATATCCACCAATGCTGACGCTGCGAGTACGGCTGCTGATGTCCTACTGACTGCAGCTGATGTTGTGTCCACCAATGCTGACGCTGCTGCAACTGCTGCAGACTTGGTACAGACCAACCTTGACCAGATTAGCTGTGACGCTGATGCGACTGCTGCTGCCGCGAGTGCTGTTGCCGCTGCCGCGAGTGCTGCTAGTGTTGATGTATCCGAGTTTCGCAATCGGCGCAACCTGATTACTAATGGCTGCTTCAGAGTGTGGCAACGTGGCGATACATTCAACCTGATTTCTTCCGGTGCTTATAGTGCCGACCAGTGGCTGTGGACTAATAACACTGCCGGTGCTGCGAACATTGTACGGAACAAGTTCAGTTCTACTTCATTCCTTACAAAGAACAGACTGGATGTTGACATCTCAACTGCCCATGCCTCGATGGCTGCCGGTGAGTACGCATACGTGCAGCAGAACATTGAAGCTGTGGATATTCACGATGTGAAGATGGGTAATGCTGCGGCCAGAGATTTAGTTCTGACCTTCTACCATACTCACACGAAGACTGGTACACATAGTGTCGCAGTCAGGAACTCAGCTGGTAACCGCTCTTATGTTGCTGAGTACACACAGTCGGTGGCAGATACTGCCGAGCTGGCGACAATCGTTATCCCCGGCGACACCGTCGGCACATGGCTGACTGAACCCGGAACTGTAGGACTCAGGCTGACCTTCTGTCTGGCTGTAGGCTCTACTTTCAGCACGACTGCGGGCAGCTGGAGTGGAGGTAACTACCTTGGCTCATCCAGTCAGGTCAACAACCTTGATAACACTGCGAACTACTTCCGCATTCACGAGGTTCAGCTTGAGTCTGTAGACAGTGGAACCACTACTGCTACTAACTTCGAGTCACGTTCGTTCAATGAAGAACTGTCTCTGTGCGAGCGGTACTATGAGAAGTCCTATGAGCTGGCTGCTTATGCTGGAGACGTGGACAGCAATGGTATTGAAGTTGCGCTGCTGACCGGCCTGAACACGGCTGCGAAGACCTATGGCACGAACGTAAGGTTCCGCACACCGAAGTCAGTAAACCCAACCGTGACTACCTACTCTCCGAATACCGGAACGTCAGGTAAGGCATACGACTACACTGCTACGGCTGACATCAACACCACGGTATCTGTGCAATCAGAGACTGGGTTCAAGTGGCAAGCGACTACAGCTTCAGCTGCTAACATTAACTTGGCTACGCAATGGGTAGCCGTAGCTTCCTTATAACATGGAGTAAGGCATGGCTGAATATAGATTGAACGAAGAAGGTGGCGTCGTACTGAAAGCCTACAACATGGCGATACCAGAAGACCCACGTAACCGGGACTACCGGGAGTACCTGAAGTGGCTGGAGGATGGCAACACGCCTGACCCAGCACCTGCTACCCCTGCTCCAACGAACCAAGAGTTGCTTGATGCATCAGACCAGAAGATGATTAGAGCGTTCGACTGGTTCCTTGAGTTCACGGTAACCAACCAACGGTTACCTACTCTGGCTGATGTTCCTAACAAGCTGAAGACGCTCTATCAAGAGCGTAAGGCGTTACGCGGTGCATAATGAAAGAACAGATTATTCACCCGGTAGTGCTGTTGGCCGGGGCTGGCATTATTGCTGGCCTCGGGCAGCTTCTAGCATCTACAGAAAAGCTGACTGTTAGGATAGTCGTGGGACGCGCTATGTCGTCTGCTGCACTTGGCGTTACGTCAGGCGTGGCACTGGCTTGGGTACCCGGACTTCCTTTAACTGCGCAGCTTGGTCTGGCATGCACTATTGCATCGTTAGGAACCAGTGGCCTCGAAAGGCTGCTGCAAAAGTTTCTCGAAACCAGGAAATAGAATGAGCAAAGCAAGCGATAAGTCGCTGGGCGAGCTTCATGGAATACTGGCGCAGACACTGGCCAAGGGCATTATAGAAGGTGAGGACGTAGTAACAAAGGATGGCGAAGTCGTCCGTAAGTCTGCCTCACCGGCCCTACTCAGTGTCGCGCGTCAGTTCCTTAAAGATAATCACATCGAAGCTTCGGCCGGTAACAAGGATATGTCTGTCCTTGAGAAGGCAATGCAAGACATGGCTGAACTACCTTACGAGGGTGAGAAGGCCAATCACTAGGAGAGTTCTATATGCTGGAGCAACTGGATAAAGTCAAAGGTGACTTTCGTAACTTCCTGTATATATGCTGGCTGCACCTCGGCCTGCCTGCCCCAACGCGAACCCAGTATGAGATAGCTGACTACCTGCAACACGGCGACCGCCGTATAATGGTACAGGCCTTTCGAGGCATTGGTAAGTCTTGGATATGCGCGGCCTTTGTTTTATGGCTGCTGCTTCGAGACCCACAGCTGAAGATACTGGTAGTCAGCGCGTCGCAGGACAGGTCCGAGGCCTTTTCGTACTTCGTCAAGCAGCTGATAAGGGACATGCCGGTACTGGCGCACTTAGTGCCACAGGATAACCAGCGGTCCTCCATGGTGCAGTTCGACGTTGCACCTGCCACACCGGC